CGAGGCCGTTCTGGAGGATCAGGTTCAGGCCGTTCTCGTTGATGTTCCAGAACGAGCCGCCGCCGACCTTCTTCAGCCACTTGTTCACCGGGCCGTTCTCGTCGGCGAACGGCAGCTTCATCATGATGTGGTTGCCGGGGCCGATGGAGTCACCGGGCTTGACCTCGTTGCCCTCGTCGTCGTAGACGAGGCCAGCCTTGCGAGGGGCGTCGAAGAACAACTGGAACCGGCGCACGATCGAGGGGTCATCCTTGGCGAGGTGCCACCAGCGCGTCAGCGCCTCCTGGTGGGCCGCGAAGAACGGCGACAGGAAGCGCATCGTGTGTGCGGCCGAGGAGTGTGCCGACACGTCCCACAGGGTGCGTCGCAGTTCGGCGAGAGCCTTCTGGCGACCGATCGACTCGATCTCGGTCAGGTCGGCCTGAGTGAACTTGCCACCCTCGCCCTTGCCTGCGATACGCACCCGCGCGGCCGACTTCACCTCGCGCTGGTAGATCGCGTTGAAGTAGGGGTGGCGCGAGAGCCGGTCGGTGGGTACCTCGGAGAGGTACTTGAAGACGTTCGCAACGCTCTGTGAGAAGTAGCGGGCCGCGGTGACGCGCCCGCTCTGCACGTCGGCCAACTGGCCGTGGATCTGCGGCAGTCGCGGGTGTCCCTCGGGGAACAGTTTCTGGAGCTGGCGTGCGGAGACGCGCCCCTGCCCCACGAGCTCCATGAGCTCGCTCGACGGAACGTAGTCGTCGGTGATGGCGATGAGCCGCCCGCCCCAGTCCTCTGGGTCGTGGGCGTAGTGCTGCATCCGGTCGACGAGGTGCCGGTTCTCCGGCTGGCGCAGCCAGGAGGCGAACTCCTGCGGAGTCTTCACGCCGCCCTTGATGATCGACATGAACTCGGGGCTGTGCTGGAACTGGTGGTTCAGGATGTTCGCCCAGAGTTGGTAGTACCCCGGCTCGCCAGGGGAGACCGAGCGCCAGTGACCAGAGGAGAGCAGTGCGAAGCCGGAAGCCTCGCCGTCTGTCATCTGGTAGTTGAAGCCCGCGTTGGAGCTGGTTGCCTCGCGGTATGCGCCGGCCGGAGAGTCGAACGCACCGGCAACCTTGACGCCCGGAGCGACCTCAACGGGTCGCTCGCCGAGGTGGCGCTTGTCGGCGCGGTAGGCCTTCGGTCCACCCTTCAGCGTCTCATTGGCGAGCGAGAGCGCCTTGCGCATCTCGTCGGGACTGACGCGGCCGGAGAGCTGCTCGGTGACGTGGTTGATCTCACCCTCGCGCTCGACGATGGCTGCGCGCGCGGCCTCGACCTTGGCGGTCTCGCCAGCCTCGGTCCATTTGGCAATGTTCCGCTTGTGCTGAGCGATGGCGCGGTTGGCGGTCTTCACCTGACGCTGGAGGTCTTCCCACTCCAGCGTGCGGCCGAGCGGGTCGATCTCCAGGATCTTCTTGTGCGCGAGCGCCTTCTCCTCGGCAGAGTGCACGCCGGAGAAGTAGGTCTTGTGGAGTTCCTTCAGCTCTTTCCACTCGGCGTCGCTCGGCGGCTTCTTGTAGCCGAGTTCGGCCACCAGTCGCTCACGGTCGGCCTGTGCCAGCGCGAACGCTTGACGGGCCTGTCCGCGGCGCGAGCCCTTGGCGAGGGTTCCGGGCATGAAGTTGTAGAAGGTGTTTGCCGCACCTTCGGGCAGGTTCGCGCGCAGGAACGGCATGTAGCCCAGTCGTGCGGCGATGCGCATGTGGTCGTCAGCGAGAACGCGCATCGGGTAGCCGAGGCGGAACAGTACCGACATCTTCCACCAGCGGTTCATGGTGGACGCCGAGGTGAGCAGCGCATCGAGCATCTGCCGCTTGCCGGTGATGGCCCGCTGGACTCGCTCGTAGTTGCGGCCGGTGGCTGAGGCCAGCTGGCGCTGGAGGCCGCGCAGTTCGAGAGACTGATCCTTCCACGCCTCGGCGTGGGCACTCATCCGCTCAACCCACGCCTTGTCGTGCGTGAGCTTCTTCGCCATTTCGATGTCGAACAGCGGTACGCGGTTGGCGAGCTGTGAGGACACGATCGGCAGCGAGACGGGGATTCCGGACTCGTCGATCAACTGGTCCACGCGGGGCTTGAAGTCACCGAGTTCGTCAGTGATGTTCTTCTCGGCAACGATCGCGTCATCCCTGCGAGCGGCCTGCCGTGAGGCCATGAGGCCCTTGGCGCGCAGCGCCATCTCCTCGGACTGCTGAGTGGTGGCGTAGAGCCGACCCCCGGTCATGGACTCGATCGCCTTGCCGCGGGTGCGCTGACCCGCGAGCATCGCTTCGCGGATGAAGTCGGAGTCGATGGCGATGCCATGCTTCTCCGAGGCGCTCTTAGCGAGGCCGGACATCGCAACGTGCTCCGCGCGCTCGACCGCACGCAGGCGGTCGATCTCGGTGCGAGCTTTCATCGCGAACGACAGTTCCCCGAGGCGAGTGGTGTCATCGACGCCAGCGACGCGCATCATCGAGTCGAGTTGAGTAACACCCGCATCCCAGTCGTGGGTCTCCACAAAGCCGGTGAGGTGGGTCTGCTGGAGGTTGCGAACGAACGCCGTGCCTGCCTTGGTAGGCAGACCGGCCGCGGTCCACTTCAGCGGGTAGGCAACCACCAGCGGGAGCGAGTGAAGTCCGCGCTGATAGACGCTGGAGTAGGACTCCCGACCCGGGAAGCGGGTCAGGCGATCCACAACGGTGTCGTGGCCCTTCTCGACCCTCTGGAGCACCGACCCGCCCTGCGCCTTGCGCAGCTTCGATGAGGTGCCAGCGATGCCCTTGTGCAGACCGGGGAGGCTGTCGAGCTTGCCCGCACCCTCGTCGAGGAGGAGCTTCTCGCCGTCGAGCTTCGCCTTCACCTGGGCGTGCCAGTCCTTGACGAACTTGGTCACGTCGCCGGCCTCGTCGAGGTTCTCGATCTGGCGGTTGAACTCGGCGCGGAACGCCGGATTGAACTGCACCTCGCGCATCAGCGCTTGGTCGGTGAGCTTGGCAGTCTTCTCGGTGGCGATGTTGCCGAGCTTGTCGGCGATGGCTTGCGTGCCAGTTACCTCGGTGCGGAGGCGTTCGATCTGACTGAGGTCTCCGGCGCCCACGGCGAACACGCGGCGTGCGGCGTTCTCCCGCTGGGAGGCGTCCTCGATCTTCATGGCGTCTTCGAGGGCTGTGGAGATGGCGCGGCCAGCGGGAGACATCTGGAGCTCGGGGGTGATGGCGCGGATCTCGGCCGCATTCAGCGATCGACCGAGTTTGTTCTCGCCGTTGATGTAGGAGAAGTAGGAGTCGAAGCGTCCGGCCCAGTTCGGCTCCAGCATCTTGCCGATGCCGGAGTTGTGCACCGCGGCTTGCGAGCCGTCGAGGTTGGCAAGGAAGGTGGGCTTGGCCGTCTCGGGGATGCGACCCATCGTGAGTTCGCGGCCCACAGCCGCGCCCTTGCCGGCGAGCACTGCGGGGTCGAGGAACCAGGAGACGGTGACATCGGTGCCGAACGCGATGGCGTTGCCGAGGAAGGGGTGGTCCTTCGCCGTCTTCGCTTGGAACGGAGTCAGGTCGACCGTCTTGCCGCTCTTGGTGGTCGCGGTCTGGTCGGAGAACTTGAACGGGTCCTGCTCGTTCGTGACGGCGAACGCGACCGACTGCCCGAAGCTCTGATGTTCAGCCTCGCCGTATGCCTTGCTCCATGCGTCGCCGGAGAACAGGTCGCCGTAGTGCGTCTCGTCGCCACCGGAGTCGAGGTGTGAGGCCATGATCATGGCCGTCGACAGTGGCTGGTCGATGGATTCGTGATAGGCCTTGTTCAGGCCGTGCATCGCCGTGGCGAAGGTGTCCCGAATCGGTGCCGGCACCGGCTGCACGAGACTGTTGAAGCGCCCGCCGAGGGCGTTCAGCATGCCACCGAAGCCGTGGTTGTCCGCGTCGCCCCACTGGTCGCCGGGGAGCGCGTAGGTAGCCACGTCGTAGGCGGCTCCTGGGGCCGCTGTCATGGCACTGCCGAGGGTCTTCAGGCCGTCCCCGACATCATCGAGCCAGCCCATCAGCTACCCGCCACGCGCGCCTTCAGCGCGCGGACCCAAGCCCGGGTCTCAGGGGTCGCCGAAGGCAGGTTCGCCATCATCTCGAACGAGCGGATGAGCGGCTTCAGTTGCGCCAGCGTGGCGTCGGAGTCCGAGGTGATGCCAGCGGCCTCCGGCCCCATGCCGGGGCCGAGAGCGGCACCAGCGGTGACGGGCTCGCTCGGGTTCGCGGTAGGCGCGTCAAACGGGATCATGTCTGTCGGAGAGGGGCCGGCAGGCGTGCCCTGCATCGGGGCGCCGGACTGGATGCCTTCCATCTCCTGACGCGAGCCGTAAGGGCCACCGTTGGCGACCATCGGGGGCTGCGTGGTAGGACCGCCATCAGTGCGCGCCGAGAGAGCGCCCGGACCAGAGACGGGCGCGGGGTGCTCCGGCTTGCGGTAGCCGCCATGTCCGTTCGCCATGTCTCAGTCCTTCGTGTGGTGGTTCTGGGGTGGGCAAGCGACCCTGCCGTGTCGGGTTCGGCAGGGTCGCCGCCAGATCAGGAGATCTTCTTCTTGTTGGCCGGCACGCCCGGGCCAGCGCCGCCGCGGTCCTGCGGGACGAGCGGAGCCTCGGTGAAGCCGGTCGTCGGAACACCCGAGGTCTCGGGGCCGAACAGGTTGTCGGCCACGTCCTGCGGGGCCGGCTGCTTGCTGGGGAAATCCTTAGCCATGTGTCTTCCTTAGATAGTCGATCGCGTTGTGCAGAGTGCTCTCGCTGTCCTTGGCACAGCCGAGCATGACGTTGCAACCGAAGCAGAGGATTCCTCGGATGCACTTCCCGCAGGAGCGGGACTTCTGTGGACAGCAGGCGTGGTCGTGATCGGTGCACCACTCCCTGCCGTTGCCAGGGTCTGGCGACTTGCAGATCGCGCAAACCCCGCCCTGGGCGGCGAGCATCGCGTCGCGCTCGTCGAGCGTGATTCCGTAGCGCCACTGGTACATACGCGGCTTGTCGTTCTGTTGGTACTGCTCCTTGCGGACCTTCAGCCAACAGGGCTGACACCTACGTCGCCGCTTGTCGGCCGCTCGCGCCTTCGCTCCCGGCATGGCCGGGAATGCTTCGCGCGGGCCGGTCCAGCCACAGTCTATGCACGCGCGGGTCTCCGTCGTGCTCAACCCTGCACCGGCCTCATTCGGCTCACGTTGGCCTGCAAGTTGGCCTTGCCCGATGGGGTCATGCCAGCGAGCGACATCAGGAGGTCTGATGCGCCGCCACTTCCTGCACCGGGAAGTCCAGCTGGGCCTTCCCCGGCACCTTGCGCCTGCTCCAGCGGAGAGGGCTCGACGGGAGCTTCCTCTTCAGGCTTCGGCTTGGGCGCAAAGACTTCTTGGATCGCCTCGGTGGGCGACTTCCCCTTGTGGATCAGCTCGCTCGCCTGAGTGATCTGGAGGACCACCTCGCGGGGGTCTGCCCCACCCATCGCCATCTGCGGGATGGCGAGCGGCAACTGGGAGAGAGCAGCCGCGACAGCCTGCTCCATCTGCTCCAGCTCGATCTGCCGGGTCTCGGCGACGGGGTTCATGTCCACCGGCAGCGACTTCATCGCGGTCAGCTTGGAGATGAGGCCACCGGCCAGGGCTTGCAGGACGAACACGAGCCCGCGGTTCGGGTCCAGACCCGCAATCGCGCCGTAGCTCACATCGACGGTGTAGTCACCGTTGATGTCCTTGGCCGGCGTGTAGTCGATCTTGCGGGGAGCGCCGTTGTCCTTCAGGCGGCGAGTCTTCTTCTCGCCGCCCCAGAGGCGCTCGTCCATCTCGAAGCACAGGGCGACGACATCCTCCAGAGCGGAGGCGTTCAGACGCTGGAAGGTCTGAACTTGGGTGTCGAACGTGCCCATCAGGGCCTGTACGCCCTGTCCGGTGACGACTGAGGCGTCAATGCTCCCCGAGCGTCCCTCGGGGTAGCGCGAGCCCATCCGCTGTTCCTGCGCGAGCGTGTTGAACTCGGGGAACAGGCCGGGGCTGAGGTTCAGGTTGACGCGGCCGACCTGCCCAGGGTTGTCGGTCTGGATGACCGAGAAGGGGCCGATCTCGATCTCGTCGGCGTCCTTCGGGACGGCGAGCGGCGCGTGGACGGACTGCTCCAGCGCGTTCATCGTGAAGACCTGAACCAGCGCGCGGGCGATCTGCACCCAGATCACGTCGTCGAACTGGCCGCGCACGTCGCCCTGGACGAGCGAGGGTCGCTCCACGACCCGCACCGGGCACTTGCTGGTGACGTTCTCGACGCAGGTGAGCATCACGCACGGGTCGAGCATCATGAAGCAGGTGTGGGTGTCGTCGTACCAGCGCACGACCTCGACCATCTGGTCCGCGTCGCACTTGCCGTAGCGGTTCTCGATGATGTTGCGGAGGTTCTCATGCTCCTCGCTGTACTGGTAGACCAGCGAGAGCGCGGAGACCTTGAAGACGGAGAAGTACTCCCGGGTCCGGCCGCGGTAGTCGTTGACGTAGTAGGCCGGGGTGTCGTCCACGCGGATGACCGGCATCCGGTCGCGGAAGTCGGGCTCGACGCAGTAGGCCATGAAGCCGAACGAGCCGTAGCGGTCGGCCCCGCCGAACATCTGGTCCTGGAGACGGGAGCCCTGGATGTAGGAGTTGGCGATGGCGCCGCGGAGATCCTGTCGCTCGCCGTCTGCCTTGTTGGACAGGGCCGCGGACTGGCAGGTGACGGCCGGCAGGGGTGCCATGACCTCGGCGATGTCGCGCGCCGTGGTGTCGATCAGGTTGGCGATCAGCGGCTTGTCGAACTCCGAGGTGTTGAACAGCCCCGGAGCGACGTGCTCGTAGTCGCCTCGACGAATGGCGATGATGTTGCCGTGATCGCGGTCGCGGGCGGCGTTGCGCATCCGCGCAAGCTCAACCCTCCCGAGGATCTTCTGAGGGTTATCCATCAGCCGTTCCAGGCGATGAAACGGTTGCACTCGTTGGTGTGGGCACAGTGACGCCCTTGGCAGACGCGCGTCAGTGAGACGCGCGTCGGAGCGGTCGTCGACCAGTAGCGGTGCGAGCCGCAGCCTTCAGTGCCACACATGGTTGTCCTTAGTGGTTGGTCTGTCGGTAGTCAGCAAGAGAGACCCGTTGGTGGTTCTTCTGACGTGGACTGACGAACTTGTTGTTGCGGCCGAAGGAGATGACGTTCCCTGATCGGCCGATCCCGAGATGCTCACGGGCGCCCGTGTTGGCGAACCAGAGCGCCATCACGAGGTCGCAGGGGACCTTGGCGGGGTTGAGCTCGGGGGTCCAGATGATGAGCTGGTGGATGAGCGCCTTCATCCCCTCCTGGTGAGAGCGAGGGAACTCGATCAGCGGCTCGGTGATGGTGCGCCACTCACCGTTGGCGTTGTCCCAAGCCTTGTCGTACTCGCCGAGGAGGGAGGCCATCGAGGAGACTCCGAAGCCGGAGTCCCACTTGTTGCTCCCGGTCTCGTGCTCGGTGAAGCGCACCCCTCTGGTCTGGAACCACTGGCGGAACTCGGCGTGCTGGGTGAAGAACTTCAACAGGCCGGTCTTCTCAACGCGCCACTCGTGGATGCCGTAAAACTCTGTGAGCTCCTTCATCCGGTCCTGAAGTTCCTTGGTCGTCGGACCCTTCAGGTTCACCGCAGTGAGCACGTAGCGCTTCTGGGTGTTGCGGTCCACGGCGATGACCACGAGGCCGGCGAAGCCGGAGATGGCCGGGTCGCAACCGCCGATGATGTACTTGTCGTGCATGCCGGTGAACGGGTGGCCCGCCCTGTCGGCCTCCAGCCGACCGCACAGACGAAGCGAGTTGGTGGCCTTCTGGATCGCGTGCTCGGGGAACGTGGCGTTCTCAGCGACGGACTTCTGCTGGTAGACCAGCGCCCAGTCGGAGTTGTTGTTGCTCGACCGCGGGCCGAGTTCCAGGTGAACCCCGTCCCACTTGGGATACAGGCCGTCCCCGTCAGGGATCGCGCAATCGGGGTTGTTGCAGATACACACGTCCCCGGCGTCGAGCTCCTCCTGCTTGATGAGGGGGTAGCTGGCCTTGGGCCAGAGGGTGACGTGCCGCTCGGGAGTTTCACCCTCCTCCAGGATGGCCGGAGAGGCGAAGTAGGTCCACGGAGATCGGCCGTTGGCGTAGTTCTCGGGCTTGCGCAACTCGGAGTACAGGTCGACCGAAGCGATGCGGGTGCCGACCACGACGATGCGGCCCTTGGCCGAGACGCGAGACTCCACCATCTTGCGGAGCCATGTGATCTGTTTGGCGTACTGGGAGACGTTCGTGGTGTCCACACAGTCGTCAGCGATCACGAGGTCGATACGACGGCCATAGATCTTCGAGCCCATGCCCAGGGCGAGGAGGTTCGGGTCCTTCTGGTGGGTCTCCTGGACACCCTGCGCTCGGTGTTCGGACCCGAAGGTGATCTGGGTGGCGGTCCAGGAGTGGGCGGTGGCCTCCCAGCCACCGTCCGGCGCGTAGTCGAGCTGGAGGTCGATGTACTCAGGGGAGGTCAAGATCTGCTGAACGTCGTAGACGATCGACTTGGCAAGACCCTCGCCGGCCGAGATGACCACGGCTCGATAGGAAGGGTCCATGCAGAGCCGGTAGGCGACGTACTCGGTGGAGATGGTGGTCGTCTTCGCGTGCTCGGGCGGCACGTTGATGAGCAGACGGTTCCGGTTCCCCGGCTCGAAGATCTGAGAGGGGTGGAGCTCGCGGGGGTCGCGGCCCTCCAGAACGTCGATCCACTGGTGCTGGTGCCAGTACGTGTCCTGGTGGAGGTACTTCTTGCGCCACGCCGCGAAGCTCATCCAACCGCCCTTGCGGTCGTCGCGGGGCTTGCGCAGCTGGCGGGCTTGGTCGACGCGGGCCTTGAAGTCGGCGTCCTTGCGGCGCCACTCCTCGTAGGTCTTCTGGGCGTACCCGATCTTGTCGAGCGCCGAGGCGACAGTCATGCCGGTCTTGATGTGCTCGACGAAGGCGTTCTTGGCAGCTTCGGTGGTCAGCCGGACGGGTCGGGTTCCGCGGTTGGCTCCGTTGCTCCCCCGGGTGGCCCGCTGGTGCGGAGCCGCCATCAGTCCTCGTCCTCGGTCCAGATGTTCGAGAAGGCGCGGAAGGCGTCATCACGGAACCACTCGGAGGCAAGGGTGGCGAGGCCGAGCGATTGCGTCAGGGACTGAGTGTCGGGTCGGGCGACGACCGGGTAGGTCGAACCGTCGCTGCCGATCACCTCTCCCACGAAGACGAATCCGGTAAGCATTCCCGGCTCGTCTCCGTGTGACAGGTATTCAGCAGCAACCTGCGAAATAACGTCGGCAAGGGTGAGGTTTTCATCCACCAGAAAACCTCATCTCTTTAGCGCAAAGGGAATATCCAAATCGCCTTCGGCTGATTTGGATTGCATCCACGGAATCCTTAGCGCAGATGCTTAGCGGAATGCCTCTAGGGACTCCCCCACAGGGAGTCCTCTGGGGAGTCGCTCCAGGGAGCTCTCGAAGCTCCCTTCGCGCGCGCTCCTAGCGAGGGAGACGCTCCGAAGCGTCTCCCGAGCTCTACGAGAACCGGAGCGAAGGGAACCGCTTGGAGGCGGTTCCCGTAGCGGGAGGTTCGAGT